CCTGCGCTCGATCTCCTGCGCACGAAAAAATTTCAGATCCAAGTTCGCTATCTGCAAATAATAAATACAATCCGACGGCTGCTCCAAGGCTCGACTTTCCGTTTTTTCGTGGTATCTCGCAGTAGACTGATCTGTATTTTCTTAGTCCAGTTTTTTTATGTTTCCATCCGAAAATGGGTTTAATTAATTTTTCTTTTTGCCAGTCTTCTAATTTGAAAAGCTGGCCTGCCTTTTCTCCTTTGCAGTGTCTTATATGTGTTTCTATAAAAGCTACGGATCTCTCTGCGCTTTGTTCATCATAATAATATTTATTTTGTTTATTCATCAATCGAAAAAATTGTATTCATTATTTTGTTGTATCAGTGTTGGTTGGTTAATACTTGATCTTGCAGTTGGTGTGAATCCGAACTGAGTTGCTATTTTAATTGCTCTATCTAGAGCATCATTTGCTATTTTTTGATAAGGTACGGCTTGCATATGTTTTAATGTTCCATCTGAGTTTTTATAAATTTGTATCCTTCCTTTGTCTCTTAGCATTTGCTCCGTTTCAATGTGTAGACTTATTGCGTTGCAGTATGCTTCTATAAGTCTTAAATCTATAGTGTGAAGCATTTTTTTATTAAATAATTCCAGGCAGACTTTTTCCCATTCCTCTTTTCCTATCTCGCTTAACCATTGCGGTGCTGGTGGCACGACATTAACGAGAGATACTTGCATTTCATTTTCTAGTTTTCTCTCTGGTTTTAGCGTGCCTTGGATCTCCTTTATTCGAGTTGGTATTTTTTTTCTACCTCTTCCCATTATCTACCTTGGCCTCTATATTTTTTTTTGTACCCTCTTTGATTTTTGCTTGCGTTTTTTGAGTGTACTCCCTTCCTTTTTTTATTCTTTTTTTCTCTAAAGAAAAAAGCATTTATTTTTTTTGCCATATCATAAGTTTATTTTATCTTTGCCAGTCGTAAAAAGTTCAAGTTGTTGAGGCCAGTGACTAGTTTTTCTTGGTTAGTCCTGGCCTTTTTTCATTTAACCTTTTGTGCTTTTTCTCCAGTGAATTGCTCCCACCTTTCAACTATAATGCTGGCATACTTTTGATCTAATTCCATTATGTATCCTCTTCTGTTTAGTTTCTCTGCTCCAATGAGTGTGCTTCCTGATCCTCCAAAAAGATCCAAGATAATATGTCCTGATTCACTATTGTTTAGCATTGCTTTGATTGACAAGTCAACTGGTTTTTGTGTTGGATGTTTGTATGTACTCACTGAGTCTTTTTTAATTTCCCAACTTGATCCTTCGTCTTTTATTGCATTGATAATTTGTAATAATTCTTTTTTTGTAAATTTTGAAAAATCAATTTTGCCTTCTCGCAGAATGGTTTTGTTTTTTCGATCACCATACCATTCACTATTTTGATCTTTTTTTCTTGCGTAAAAGCAAGGCTCGTGCGACCAGTGATAATCGCTACGACCCAGTACCATTCCTTTATTCCATATTAATTGTTCCTTGACTTTAAATCCTGCATTAATCATTGCGGTTTCAAATATAATTTGTGTGCTACTTGCGTGCCACACATAAACTGCTGGGTTTTCTTTTGAGTGTTTTTCCATTTGTAAAAATGCGCCATACAATAATTCGTACAGTGGTTCACCTCTTAGATTGTCTCCTTTTATTATTTCCCATTCTCTTCCGTTTGGATTATTTGTACCTTTGTATGAAACTCCGTATGGTGGATCTGTGAAAATTAAATCGGCTTTTTCTCCGTTCATTAATTTTGCAACGTCTTTTTCACTGGTGCTATCTCCACACATCACACGGTGATTGCCGAGTTGAAAAACGTCTCCGTAGGAAACTCTACTCTCTTTAATTTCTGGAACTTCGTCATCTGGTATGTTTCCATCGGTGATCTCCTCCTCAACAAAAAATAAATCCTCAGCTTTAAAACCCCAGTCAACTAATTCGTCTACTTCAAAATGGTTAGCCATCATATCCATATCCCAAGACCCTACGTTTTTATTTAATCTTACGTTGAGTTCTCTTTCTCTTTCATAACTTAGATTTATTTCAACTGCTGGTATCGTTTTGTTTCCTAGTTCTTGCCAGATTCTAACTCTTTGGTGGCCTCCTACTAAGATGTTTTTTCGCTCTTTATTTTTGTTAACGATCACTGGATCTACTATTCCAAATCTTTTGAGGCTATCCGTTAATTGCTGATGCTCCTCCTTTGTCAGTTTTCTTGGATTGTATTCGGCAAAAATTAAATCCGAAATTTTTTTATCTATAATTTTCATTTTTTATTGTTTTAATTTTACAAAAATATAATTTATATCTATATCGATATAGTCCCTACCCCCCTATATCTTAATTTAGGGGTATCGAGAGCGTTTTTGGGGCGCATCGGTCAACTGTTTGTTTGTTTTTAAGATTGTGCTTGCCCCTGCGTGCATAAATTTTTTTTTTAATAATATCTCTTGGTATGTTTTCTTTGTTCTCTTTCATCTACTGACTTTTTTGCGTGACAACTTCTACATAAAGTTTGCAGGTTATGTAGGTTTAGTTTTTCTCCTCCATCTCTGATTGCAGTTATGTGATCTATTTCTTTGCCTGGCTCTGTTAATCCTTTGCTTTCACATATTTCGCAGAGTGGGTTGATTTGTATCTTATAATTTCTTAGGCTTCTCCAAGCCTTGCTTGAGTAAAACCATTTCATATCGTCCGCCCCCCTGCTGGTGTTTGTTGTTATGTATGGATTGGGTTTTCGTTTTGGAATCCACGGTCTGTGTTTCTTTTCTGGTTTGTATGGCATATTATTCTGTTAATAAGAAGTATAACTCTGTATCGTTTTGTAGTATGTATTCCATTGCTTTTGGGTAGTCAAGCAGCTTTTGTTTGTCGGCTACCCCACCCTCCCATAAATCGTGGCATCCTTTTCTATCGCCCATCGATAGGCAGTGGTATGTTATGTTTTCTTTGTCAGTTATTAAGTCTGGTCTTCTTGATCTTGCTATGTAATGACTGTGACTTAGTGGCACGTCACTTCTACCACATCCTGTACAGTAGTGTCCTCTTTCGTCTGCTATCTCTTTATAAACTCTTTTGAGTTCTTTGTTAATCTTTGCTTGCTTTTTACTTACTTTTCTCATTTTAAATACCAATCTATTAAGTCTAGTGCTGATTCTAATCCTTTGCAACATTCCGCTTTGTAGCCTCTTTCATTTAAATCATCTATCCATTCTTGTTGGTACTTTGTGATCCTTCCTGTTTTAGTTTTCAGTTCGATAAATAATCCGTGGTATCCTTTTCTGGCTTCGGTTATCTGTAAATCTGGGAAGCCTTTCACATATCCAGTCTTTATTGCTTTCCTTCGCTGCGATTGATATTGCTGGTATTGTCCGCCTAATGATGCGCAGTATCTAACTTTAGGATATTGCAGTTGTATATATGTGACCAGTGCTTCTTGTTGTCGTTGTTCCGTCATACGGCTAATTTAAGCCATTTTCTTTGACTTTTGGTATTATAGCCTCATTGAGTTATTAATAATGCTTTGTTAACTCTTAAATTCGTTATTATATTGTTTAATTGAGGTTTTGATCGTGTTTATGATGTAAGTCCCTATAAAAATTAAAACTCCTATCGTTCCAACAAATAATAAAATAAAAAATAATTCTACGATTGTTTTAATTGTTAATCCTGTTATAAATATTAATTTATTCATAATTTACCGCCTACGATTGGTTGCTGGTTTTTTTTTTGCAGATTTTTTTTAATTCGTATTGCAGATGATGTATTGCTTTTTTTATGCATTCGTATCCTTCATCATCGTGTTTGTTTTTTGCTCTTAAAATATAACTGCAAGCCGATCCTAGATCGTAGCTAAGATTGAATTGATGGATCACATCTATTGCTTCTAGTCCCTCGCTGCCTATATAATATTCTGGTGTTGCTGGCTCTTTGCAGTCGCTACAAAATATTGTTTCATCAATAAACTTTTGATTGCAGCAGTTTGTTGTTGGATCTGTGTTTCTATCAAAATCGTAGTAATATTTAGAATGTTGTTTTGTCATTTGATGCTTCCGTGTTTTTTGATCCTGTATGTCCCTTTGGCAAGTGAGTCCCATATTAATTCTCCTTTTAAATAGTATTTTACTTTATAATAATTTTCTCTGAGTCGTTTTCTATAATCTGCGTAGTTTTCTTTAAAATCTCGACTATTGCTTAAG